AGTATACTAGAGTTTTTTATGCACTCGGATTTGTACAGTTACTTAAATCTTGAAAGTACAAAAATGTCCTCAACATTTTTAAATATATCGTAAAAACATAAGATTTTTTGCATATATCACAAAAAAATGTTGGTTTTTTGGAACATTTTGTATCTAATATAACACATTAAGGACTCTTTTTACAAGTATATTAACCAAAATGTTTACTTTTATTGAAATTATTTCAACTATTGTTGATATTTTGTTTACCCAGACGGAGGGCGCTATCCCTTAAAAATAGCAAACAAAAAAGGCTGTAGCAAGCCTCTTAAACATGAAAATACCCACACCCAAGCCAACAAACCAATAGACGAAAATCACAAGGTTTTTATGTGCTTAGATAGGTAACTATATTATACCACAATCCAACTTAAATGTGTACCCAGACGGAGGGCGTTATCCCTTAAAACTAGCAAAATAAAAATATATGACAGAGGAGAGAAACCATGGCTATTTACGAGAGCAGAGGGTTTGGAAACGACTTACATCGTTTTGATCCCGTTGACCCTTTTAAACATATCGCAACGTTTGGTCCTATGAGAGTACCACAGGGGGCGGATATAAACGATTTTAAACGCAACCACGCGCCCTACTGCATTAGTGGAGAGGTGAAACAAGACGAGAATGGCAACTACAAGCGCAATAATGCCAGTCTGTTATACCGTGATTTGATATTCTTGGACTATGACGAGCTAGAAGCTAGCACAGACTTCCCTAGGGTCGTACATGAAGCCCTACAAGACTATTCCTATACAATTTACCCAACCATCAAACACACGGCAGAGAAGCCACGTTATAGGCTTGTAGTGAAGCCAACTGACAAGATGGACGAACAGACCTATAAAGCGACCGCCCAAAAGATAGTGGACAAGATAGGGCTAGCCTTTGACAGAAGTAGTCTTACTTGGTCGCAACTGCAAGGCTTACCAGTAACCACGGGAGATCCTGCTGACTATGAGAGAGTAGTAAACAGAGGTAGGCCCTACCCAGTAGCAAAAACAAACACAGTTAAGGCAAATCATAGCCCAAACTATCACACACCACGACAGAGCGGTGATAAGAGCCTAACCATGCGCGTGATCGATACACTACTACATGGCTTCGGAGATGAGGGAGGGCGGAATATTGCAGTAACTAGGTTTGTAGGGCTATTGTTGTCAAAGTGGGTTGATGCTGATATAGAAGTCGCTTATAATCTCACAGTTATGGCAAATAACAACACAGAAACCCCACTACCTCAAGAAGAGCTTGATAGGGTCTTTGATAACATCGTAGAAGCAGAAATCAACAAAAGGAGAATCAATGGAAAATAGACTAAAAAAACTAAATGAACTACAACAACAGCTTGATGAAAGTAAAAAAGAAGCATCCACCCTATTCGACGAAGATGGATACTTAAAAACTTTCAAAGACATCAGAAAGCAGTTTATAAATATTTTAGAACAAAAGAAAGAAATTGCATACCAAAAAGCTTATGATTTGTACATGAATAACCCAAAGGTTTTACTAAAGCTAGCAAAAGCGGAGAAAGATGAGGAAAATGGGGAACTAATACGCAAGACAGTTATAGAGGATGCGAAAAAAGAGGGGGAGAAAGCTAAAAAGAACGCTACCCCAAAAACACCGCTAGAGTGTGCGGAATTTCTAAAGAAGTATATACGTTTCATCAGGATAAGACCCGAAGGGCAAGGACAGAGAGCGCCTTTACACTTTTACGCGCCAGACCTTGGTATCTACTTAGAAGATGATGAGTTTTTACATGATTTAATGGTGACTATCCACCCAAACAACACGGAAAGACTCGGGAATGATGCACTATATAAAATAGCCCATAGCGTACCCCTAAAGGACAAAGAAGAGAACTATGTCGTGGTTGGTGGCGAGCTATACAACAATGAGACGGGCGAATTTACACAGTTTGACCCAAGAATTATAGTAACACGGAAAGTAAGGATGGGTTACAACCCTGATGCTACCGAGCCAATAATTGACGGATGGAAGCCCACAGAGTGGCTGAAAGGGTTGTTCAATGGTGACAGAGACAGCTATGACCTAGCAATTCAAATCATCAGAGCAACAATCACGGGAAAGACCTTGGAAAACATCTTTTGGCTATACGGTGAGGGAGGAACTGGGAAAGGAACTTTCCAAACCTTACTAGAGAATTTAGTCGGGTCTGAGAACGTGGCTAGCTTTAAAATTGACGGGGCATCAGGTAAGTTTGATACATCTATTCTAATCGGTAAAACTGTGGTTATCGGTGACGATATTCAGAAAGACGTAGTTATTAAAGATACGTCAGTTGTGTTTAGTTTAGCAACTGGAGACCCTATCAGGATTGAGGACAAAGGGAAGCGCCCTTATACGACCCGAAAGAGAATGACAGTGGTTCAGTCGTCCAATGGGTTCCCACGTATGAACGCAGACCAGAAAGCTATTAATAGACGTTTTAGGGTCTTAACGTTTAGCGAACTCAAAGGAAAAGCAGACAAGCGAATTAAGAACGACTATGTAGGTCGCAAGGAAGTCCTAGAGTACTTTGTTAAGCTTGCTATTGAGACACCGTTTAGAGACGTTAACCCTCAAAAATCGATTGAATTTCTTGATGAAGCTTACAAAGAGATGAACCCAGTAGCGGACTTTGTGGATAGGTTTTTCAATGATGAAGTTATAAAGTGCAACTATGTACCTAATGGATATGTCTTTGAGAGCTTCAAAGCCTACTGTAAGCAACATCAAAATAAAAACTACTTTCTGAATGAAATGTCTTTACATAAACAAATAAAGAAAATCCTACCAAAAACATTTAAACCAAAACAGGTCACCATCCCAAAAGATCAAAAATTCCATGAAGAGTTTAACCCTCGATTAGTGTCTAATCCTTGGCACTTTGACGGGTACAACAATGGCAGAGATAAAAAGGAAGACCAAGAGAAAGCACAAAAAGAGCGTGGCTACGGAAAATTTTAGAACCCAGAAAGGAACACCAAACAATGAAAATTAAAATAATCTACCTAAAGTCTGGGAGAGAAACGTTTGAAGAATATGAAAGCCGAGTAAATGAGTTTCTGGATACTCACGATGTTGTCAGTGTACAATATCAAGAGGCTACTTATGGTAACTATGAATATATGAACACAACCACGAAAATTATGGTTGTATATCAAGAGAAAGGATAGGCGATACAAAGAATAAATCATAAAGTGCTTAGATAGAGCACTTTTTTTATACCCTTATGAACTTAGCACACTTTTAGTACACTTCTTAGCACACTTTTAGTACACTTCATCAGAGTTATAAAAGCTATCATATCAGTACTTTAGTACACTTAGTACACTTAGTACACTTTATTTTTAAATAAAAAACATTTGCATCAAAATGACCTAAAATAAAAAAAAAGAATGCGTTGTATAAAACACAAAAAAAAAGCGTGCTAACCGTACTAAGTGTGCTAAACCATTGATATGAGTGGGTTTTTCTTTGGTACACTACTGTTCTTAAGTGTGCTAACCGTACTAAACCATTGATATGAGTGGGTTTTTCTTTGGTACACTACTGTTCTTAAGTGTACTAAAGTGTACTAAACAGTTTAAGGGTGTGTCTATTTTGGGGTAACCTTGGAAGCCTGAGTGTTGGAATATGTCGGAATGTAAGACCAATGTTAGAAAATACTAGAATATAAAAGTATATAGTGGCGCGTGGTATAAGAATGTTGGGTAATGTTGGTATAAACCCCTCTAAAACGCCCGTAGCACGATTTTAACCTATGGGTAGTATATTAACCCCTAGACCAGTTTAAAAACGACCCCCGCCCCTATAATCTAAAATAGGAGAGCCACGACAAGGTGTCTTCTTACGTCACGCGCAACTTTTTCAGTTTTTTATAGGGTGTCTATCCCAATTTAAAAAAGCCCCTCTTTCGAGAAGCTTTATTTTTTCAAATAATAATTTTGTTTGCTAGCGTTCCAAATAGCGACTATTTCTGTACCCTTTGATATGTTTTCTTTATCGTCAGACGTATGCACCAAATCGCCAGGATCACCCCCGCGTGTGCAGAAAAAAAATGTTTTCTAAATGTTTAACATTTGCTTCTTCTTAGCTTCAAACTCTTCTTGACTGATGATACCCTCATCAACCAGCGTTTTTAGTTTATACAAATCTTCGATCACTTGGTCAACATTAGATGACGACGTAGACTGACTAGTTACTATTTGTGGTTGAGCTTGGTCATGTAAGGATTGCTTGTATAAAGCCGCTTGTTGTTTGATCGTATCAGCCATAACCGGAGCATCCTTTTTTGCGATGTTTTCTAGCTTGGTCACTGTTGCCCCATTAGTGATGGCGATGGCTCCAAAAACTAGCCCTTTCTTGTACGAAACCCCATTAACCATATCTAATGGGATTTCAGTTGACCTAATCCCATAGATCAAGCCTTTGTCGATAAAAAGAACCCGCTGGTTGGTACAGATCGCCAAAACAGTGTTACCGTCAGCGAGACCCGAGCAACCATACTTAATCACTTCATTTTCATCGTCATTTAAGATTTTAGGAAGTTCCTTGACTTCTCGCTTCGTTCCAAACAGGTCACGGATGCCAACTCCTTCCATCTGGGCTTTGACTTCATCTAGCGTATATGACATTTTCTCGTTTCCTCCATCCAATAGCAGCTTTTAACGTCGATCACACTTGAACGTAAAATTTAAAAATTATATAGATTATAGCACTTTTTTTATTGTCACGTTTATTATAATTTCAATTGTTCGCTTTGCGAACGAATGAATTGCTGAAAAAACTTTATATAAAAGGGGTGTCCATTTTGGGTCACCTTTATATAGGCTATAAATTAAAGCCCTATTCTGTACTTTTTTAGTGGCTCATTTAAGTATACCCTATTGAGTTTATTTGTTTTTCTGATATAATAAGTTTTGTAGAAGCTCAAAAGAGTTTGCCAAAATAAGGAGGTAATAATATGGCTAAGATAGGTTATGCGCGTGTAAGTAGTAAAGAACAGAATTTAGACAGACAGTTAGAAGCACTACAGGGCGTTTCAGTTACTAGGGTCTTTTCAGATAAAGCAAGCGGACAGAATGCTGACCGCCCTCAATTGAAAGCTATGTTGGATTATATTCGCGATGGCGATATAGTCGTGGTGACAGAATTAGACCGTTTAGGCAGAAACAACAAAGACCTCACGGATATTATGAATGAGATACAACAAAAAGGAGCAACATTAGAAGCTCTAAACTTGCCATCAATGAGTGGTATCCAAGACGAAAACTTAAGGCGTTTAATTAATAATCTAGTTGTTGAATTATACAAGTATCAAGCGGAAAGCGAACGGAAAAGAATCAAGGAAAGACAAGCGCAAGGGATTGAACTAGCCAAGAAAAAAGGACGATACACGGGTAGAAAAAGCAAATTTCAAAAAGATGACCCGCTACTGCAGAGGGCATTTAAGTTATATCAATCAAAAGAGTACACGTTAAAAGAGATTGAAAGCCACACCAAAATCCCAGTAAGTACCCTAAAGCGGTATCTGAAAAAGTATGATATTAAAAGAAATTAAAAAAAACTAGCGAAGCACTAGGGAACAACGAGAAAAAAGATAAAAAAAAATTTTTAGTATAAAACGCCAAAAACCGCGCTAGCCCTTGCTAACACTGGGGTTAGCCCTTGTTTTTCATTCGTAGCTTTCAATTCTCATTTTTAGAACAATCTGATACAATGGAAAAAAGCGCTTTGAAGTGTAATAATACCAAGCTTTGAAGATATTTTAAAAAAATTCTGATATAATAAAAGACAATAAAAAAAAAGGCTACCAGTCGCCAAACTAACAAGCCTTTTTGAGTTACCAAAACCAAGCACACGCACACCAGTATACAAGAGTATACTAGAGTTTTTTATGCACTCGGATTTGTACAGTTACTTAAATCTTGAAAGTACAAAAATGTCCTCAACATTTTTAAATATATCGTAAAAACATAAGATTTTTTGCATATATCACAAAAAAA